ATGGCGCTGTCTGATGCGTGGTTGCGTTCAGTCGTTGGAAAGGAACGTGATAAGGTTTTGGTTAAATCCGATCGTGATGGTCTGTCTGTCAGAGTATCACCGAAAGGTCGCGTAGTGTTCCAATATCGTTATCAATGGGCAGGGAAAGGTGAGCGCCTTGATATCGGAACTTACCCGGCAACTGGATTAAAAGAGGCCAGAGAAGAAGTTATCCGTCTCCGTGGTGAACTCGAGTCAAACCGCAATCCACGATTAGTCAAGCAGGCTGAAAAACGAAAAGCTACTGAAGCCATGACGGTAGAGTCTGTGATCCGTGCCTGGTATGAAGCATATTGTGTAAAAAATAAAAAAGGTTCTGAACAGATACTCCGCTCGTTTGAGCTGCACCTGTTCTCTAAAATCGGGAATATCCCTCACGATGCAGCTACATTGCATGATTGGTTAGAAGTCCTGGAGCCTCTTAGCACTAAGACTCCAGCAATAGCAGACCGATTGCTAATTAACGCAAAGCAGGCCCATGTCTGGGCGTATAAGAGAAAGCTCATTGAAACTCGCCCGCTGTCGGATATCACGGGTAAAGATATGGATATCCGTAAAGGTCAGAAGAAACGGTTTCTGACACATGATGAAATTAAAATCCTTTATGCTGCGATCGATGGTTCTCGAATGGTTCCTAAATACCGGGCCTTCATTAAACTATTGCTGCATTTTGGCTGCCGTAGTTCAGAGCTAATTACCGCTAGGGTGGATGATTTTGATTTCATTAATAAGGTATGGACTGTACCGCCAGAACGACATAAGACAGGGGATATAACAGGCGAACCGCTAAAGCGCCCCATTATTGAACCGGTTGAAGAGCTTATAAAGTACGTTATCTCTATGAACAATGGTTCCGATATGCTTTTTACTAAGGAAGGAAGCAGGGAACCCGTTGGCCGGACATCATTGCAGTCGCTGCCTTACAATTTAATGCAGTACGCATGGCGGCGTTTGGGGTATCAATTCCCTCATTGGTCTCTTCATGATTTGAGACGAACAGCACGAACAAACTTTTCTGATCTTACTGCACCTCATATTGCAGAAATAATGCTCGGTCATAAACTGCCAGGGGTATGGCAGGTTTATGACAAGAGCGATTATTTAGATGAACAGCGTAAAGCTTACCAGGCATGGTGGGAGAGAGTTGAATCGATAGTTACTTGTACTTGTTCAGACTAGTACTGACATTTTGCATAGGCAGAACGCAATTATGCATATTGCGGTATAATCCCCTTCTTAAAACTGTAAGAATTGCTTGCTAATCCTTGCAGTTTTTGATTATAACATTCTTATTTGTTTATTAGGATTTTTGATGGAACTGTTACAGGAACACGGGGCGATACTTAAAGTTGTAATCATGCCTACTACTGGGGAACAAACCATAATCCAAGGTTTCGATACTGGCCTCCTCAACCCAGAGATATCCAACATTCTTTTTTTATTGGCCAAAACACCAAAAGAAATTAGTGAGATTTTTGTCAATGAAAATGATAACTTTCAGCCTACTCTAAGCGGGCTAAATCCTATTTTTTTAATATCTAAAGAAAATCTTGAAAAAATACCAAATATTTATCAAACGCCATTTTGCTTAATTTTTTGTGCTAAAGAAGATTTTTCGTATGTTTGTGCTTTAAAAAAACATTTTGCTATACCACCTATAATTTGTTGCAATTCTAAACGCGCTGATCTACCACTTAATAAGATTAATAGTATATACTCATTTGATAAGGTGCTCTTCTCTCGGTTGAAATTCATTGAGGATAAAATAAGAAAAAATCACAGTGAAAAGAAAATATCAACGAAGTTGAAGCGAAGAGGGGCTTTATTTAATAAATCACCTTGGAGATCGACGCTTAACAATTCAACACTACCCAATGAGTTGTTAATTGAATCACTTGGCTATATGCTATCTCCACCAAAAAGAATTAAAGATGGTAGTAGCAAAAGAGAGTTTATAGAAATAATACTTCATAGCGTTGATGCATACACCGAATGTTTAAAGGAATTAGATATACCACTTCCAACGGAAGTCTTACTTTTTGCTCCGGGTATGCACTCTTTTTTATATGATAAAAATAATGACTTTTATGAGTTAATAACGGAAAATTTATCCACAATTGAGAAAAAATTCCTTATTGATGGAGTGTTGAGGAATCCAGGCTATTCTGGAATTAGACTTGATATAAATTCAGATAGAAAAGAACTTTTTAAAAGTCCTGCTTTCCGTTACCTCACCTCACTAAGACGCGCTGAAATGCGATTAACAACAGCTGCGATTACTTTATTTAGCATAAATAAAAAAATCCCAGCAATAAGATTGCCAAATGCAATAAATCATTACTCCAATTATTTGAAAAATCTTGAAGATCTTGCAACTTCTTCTGGGATAAATAGTGAAGCATTCATCACTAAATCTAAAGCATTCAATACTGTTATTCGAAGAGCCCTTGGTTGCAAGTTGAGAACATATATAAGTAAAAACTATAGCGATTTGTCCTTTGTTTGTGATGTACCATTGGATTGGATTAGGTTTAATAACATACCTATAATGTTCAGTCATGAGATATCAAGAATAAATGCTACGCCTGGTAACGTTCTTCTACAGAGCGCCTCTGCTTTTCCGCGCGTTTTAGTAAAAGCATCTGAGTTGAGAAAGGTTTTAGTTATACGTTCTTTTGAGCCTGATGATCACTTAAAGTTCATATTAGAGAACGCAATTGAGATATTTAAAAAACAGATGCCAGATCTTGATTGCGAGATTATTGATGTTAGATCGAAAGCTGAGTTTATTGATGCTCTAAATCAATATCAAGGTCATATTCTTGTTATGGATTGTCATGGAAACCATGATGGCAATGGGAGTCATGGATGGTTAATAATAGGTGAGGATAAAGTGGACACTTGGAGTTTGAGAAAAATAGCAAGAATTCCTCCTATCGTAATTCTGAGTGCATGTTTAACATCTGCCCTAAGTGGTTCTCATGCCTCTGTTGCTAATGGCTTCGTTATAAGTGGTGCATTAAGTGTCATCGGAACATTACTGCCTGTAAATGCGATAGACTCTGCTGTTTTTGTAAGTCGGTTGATCTACCGGTTTTACGAGTTTCCTTCGACGCTATCTACAAATTTTACACATGTTAATGTAAGGCTTTTTCTTTCTGTTTTTCTTAGGATGTCCTATGCAAGCGATTTAATAAGAGGATTTTTATCTGAAGATTTGATACCGAATAATTCATGGAAGAAAGATGCAGTTGATATTAACATGTATATAAACATGCTTCACCATGATTGGTATGATTATGTAATTAACAAATTGACGATGTTAACGGGGCTCACGAAAAAAGATGTACTTGATTTTATCGATAGAAAATTATTCATAACTGAAACTATGTGCTATAGCCAAATTGGATTTCCAGATGCAATCACAATTAGTCTTAAAGATTGACAACTGTATGTAATAAATATGGCATACTTCCGGCACAGAGCGAATATAACAGATCAGGTTTAGCTCTGTGCCATAGGTGTACCAACTCTCATCTGAGCTAATGCTCGTTACTCAATAACTCCCGCAAATTTGTAAATCTTGCGTGATGCCCATTTATTTGGGCATGATTTAATATCAGGATCTGGAAAGTCTGGCCTGTATTTCTGGCCAGTTCTCCTGTTTACGCTGTTCCAGCGAAGAACTGTCGATACTGAAACTCCACAGAAGTTGGCGACTTGTTTAGTTGTCATTAAGTTGTTCATTACTTTACCTCCTGCGGCGGCTCCGGTAGCGGCATCCAGTGGGTTACTTTCGATGCCGGTTCTTCCACATCGTCAGTAACTGCCCACCATTTGTTTCTCGACCAATCGTAATACCCTTCGAAGGTATCGCACTCAGTCCAGCCGTAAGACTTCCCCCAACACCAAACATACTGTTTATCGTTCGGCATTCGCTCACTACAGCTTATCCAACCATCCGGAGTTACCGGAGAGTTGCCCGACAGCTCGTTCAACTTGTAAGTCTGGCTTACAGGTTTGGCACCATGAAGCATGGCGGCGCGGCAGGCGTTCCAGCCTTCATCAAAGCCGACTATGCCATTATTTAAAGACGGAAGAGCATCCGGCACCACCGACACTGGCTGAGCCATATATAGCGGCTGAACATACCAGCCCTTTGATAACCAACTGTCAGCAATGTTTTTGCTCCTGGTTATTGCCGGAATACCTAAGCCATTGTCTGAATGAAGCCACGCCACCGGCTCTGCTTCCAGTGATGCCAGAGCAATTTCATAAGCAAGGCGCTCAACATTGTCTCGCACGTCTAGGCTGCCGATTCGTTCTTTGATTTCTTTAATCTGTTCCTTATCGGTGTAAGTGGTCATTATGCTCCAGCCTCCGGTGCTTTTGGCATTACTGCCCAGTGAGTGATATTAATATTTTCAAGGTCCCCGATCTGAAATGTCCACTGCCATTCTCCGGTTTCTTTTTGTCCCCAGGTGTACCAGAGAGAACGCCAGCCAATCAGCCAGCCTTCTCCGTTAGCATCAAATAACAGAACACTTTCATTTGCTGGTGGCAGTTCAACTGATACTGGTATTACTTTGTTTTCCTGTGCTGCACATTTAGCTTCAAGCGCATCGAATTTACGCACCAGGTATTCAGCATCCGTTTCATTCACTTTCAGGTCTCGTGGTACACATCTCCCGTGAAGAAACCCTTCCATTTCGAAAACATTCATGCGCATTTGCGTAACTCCGATAACTCGTTAAAACGTTCCATAAACATCCCGTAGGCATGGCCCGGAGCCAGTGGAATAACTTTGAACATCTCTGTTGCCGGGATACCTTCCAGTACTGGCCAGAAAGAGCCATCATCAAGCCCGAGATCGCGGCGTTCAGTTGCCAGCATGATGAGATCGGCATATTTCACAGGCGTGCTCATAACCGGGGGTAACCCGTATTTCTCACGGATTACGGCGTCTATTTTTTCTTCCATCCGTTTATAGTCAGGAAGAAGGCGTTTCAGTGGAGCGGGGATGTCCTGACAATACGCTTCTGTTGCATCATGCATTAACGCTTCAAAAGCAAATTCCTGCGGTACCAGCTGGCTGCAAAGCACCGCATGTTGGGCGACGCTGTAGAAGTGTGAAAGATGTCCTGCAAAGCGACAGATATTTGAAAGGGAAACCGCGATATCGTTAATCACGATGTCGTCTTTATTTATCTTGTCATAATAAAAATGCTTCCCAGAAAAAGTTTTAATAAATGACATTTTGTTCTCCACGTATATGTGCTGCACCACGCTGAATTCTGGTAAAAGGAAGCCCTCACCATCCGGCGATTATTGAGTCGATTATGTTTCCATAAATGCCCCCGCAGGGGCATTTGCAGTAATGAAATCAGGCGCTGAAAGTACCAATGAAGGTTTCTACTTTGCTGTCTTTGAATTTCTCAACAAGCAGATCACGAAATTCGTTAGCCATTTCTTCCTGCACCGCTTCCAGCTGAATAATGCGCAGAACCAGTACAGGACGATCGCCAGTGATAATGCTGAGGCGTAATTTAAACGGACGTTCTTTCAGGCCTTCAAACGGAACGCATTTAAATTCAAATGCCACTGGCATAATGTCTTTGGTTTTCGCTTCGACAGACTCCATCAGAGAGCGTTTGCCGCTGAAGTCATTATCTTCAAAATCAGCGGTCTGGTTCGCTTCAATCGTGATTTTACGGACCGCCGCAGCCGCTTTTGTTGCCTGAATGGTGTCACCATTAGTATCAAAGCCCACAAGGTAGTCGGCCCAGTCTTCAATCCATTCTGCCAGTGATTTCTGGGAGTTACGCTCGCCATTAACAGACAACAGAGCAGAGAACGGTGCTGTCTTTTTCAGTTTGAGAGTGGCGGTGTTATCTGCGTGACCTGGTTCATCAATAGTACCCAGGTTAAGCACACTGACGGCACGCATATTATCAGCATCGATAAAGCAGCGGGTGCCTTCATCTGCAAGATCTTTAGAATAACGGGTAAAGTCATCGATGCTGGCAGTGGAAAGCGCACCACGGAAACGGAAACGATTTAAATTAAATTTTTCCAGATCATGAATGCGGAAATTCTCAGGCAATGCCACAGCATCGGCACCAATCTTACTGATAATTTCATTAACACCCTGAGCAGAAATAAGGGCATGGATTTGATTAATTGCGGTTGCGTCTAAGTTCTGAGACATAATAAGTCCTCACTATATTAAGATATTCAGTGATGAGATAAATAATCAGTTAATTAAGAACGATATTAATGACCTGCTGCGCGTAGTTTTCCGTCAGGTTCACCGGCAAGAGTCAGTAATTGTCCCTGGTCTGCCTGCAGAATAGTCAGGCGACCACCGCGATTGACATACATCGGTGTTTCGGTGGTGTCTTCTTCGGAAATTTTCCCGCGGTTAGTCGGGCGAACATATGAGAGTTTGTGTTTGATTTTCACACGGTTCTCATCAAATGGTTCGATTTCCAGGTTGAGCGAGACCTTACCTTTGGTTTTCGTGTTCATCACACCGGAAGCGACTTCACTGAGAACTGCGCCGATTTTGGTTTCAAATACGCCGCCGTCCAGCTCCCCGATAAATGCCTGCACATCAGTACTGCGTTCGCTAGCCATTTTGCTGCTCCTCATCATATCGACCCTGCAAGGTCGGTTAGTTTCTCCACAAAACAGAGAAGAACACCTGCGGTGGCAGCCGCCCGGATGGATTGGGTTATGAGCCCGTCGTCCGGTGATGCTCTTCTCTGTTTTGTAAAAAGAGCGGTACCAGCCGGAAGCAAGTGTACAAACTGGTACCGCCAAAGCAGTGGCTGTTGTGGTGACCGGTGCTGATCTCCGGCTTGCGGTTATTTCAGACTCTCACGGGCGTTTAATTGCCCCGCCGAACAGCTCTTTTCCGCAATAGCTGCAATGTCTTTCGCGCATCAGCCTGCGCATTCACCACAACTCTAAAAACAAATGTAGGATATCCAACATGTGAGTGTCAAGAGTTTATGTTGGTTATCCTACATAAAAAGATAGGCTCATAAAAAAACCGGGGATACCCCGGTTTTGCGATAGTGAGGAAGATGTGTCAAAAATCCATTATTACTTGTTTGACAAGACCAACTATTCTGCAGTTCTCACCGCATTCAATAGTTTTATAGTTAGGATTTAGTGGGACGAGATACCTGTTCGGCCAGTCCTCAACAAATTTTTTGAGTGTCGCTTCTTGCCCACCATTGATATGGGCAACAACGATTTTTCCGTTAATACACTCTGTATCAATAATATCTGGCTCTACGATAACGATAGAACCTTCTGGTATCGATGGTGAGCCGAGGGGATTGGTCATTGAATCACCACGGACCCGTAGTGCAAATGCCATTTCTGATACAAGGGCGGTAGTATAAACCCACTCTTCAGCATCTTCTTTCCTGACACCAGGCTCCGTCATTGTCCATGAACCCGCCTGAACCCACGAGATGAGGGGGACTTTTTTAACTGCGAATATTTCAGGTTTTAGATTTATCTTTGGTTCAGGCGAGCCTTTTCCGCTAACAAGCCACAGAGGATCGCATTTAAGTGCGTTGGCTAGGGCTTGAAGGTTGGCTCCATTTGGTTGGTAGTCGTCCTTTTCCCATCCAGTAACCGTGACACGGTTCACACCAGTCAAATCAGCCAGTGCTTGTTGTGTCAGGTTCAGTTCTTTTCGCCTTTGGCGAATACGATCACTCATGTTCATCATGTAGGCAATCCTACCACATGCCTATGTAAGATTCTTGACATTGGTATGTTGGATATCCTACATTTCTGCTTAACGTAATTTAACGGGAGACAGAAATGCGGAAATCCGACGTGATTAATTATTTCGGCGGAGTTTGTAAAACCGCCGAAGCCCTAGGTATTAAGCATCCGTCTGTTTCAGAGTGGCCTGAGATTATTCCTGAAGGCCGAGCGTACCAGTTAGAAAAAATTACTAACGGGAAACTGAAAGTTGACGTGTCTTTATATCAAAAGACTAACAGTGCTGCGGCATAAAAACACCACAGAAATGAGGAATTAACCGTGGGTAAAGAACCTGAATGGAAAGTTGATAAACAACCAGCATGGCTGGTGGCAGCAATACGAAGAACGATTGCTGATTTACCTCATGGCTATGAGGAAGCAGCAGAAATTCTTGGTTTGTATAAATCTGATGATATCACCCCAGCAAAAGATCAATTGCATAACAGACTGCGTAGCGGTGGGGATCAAATTTTTCCACTTGAGTGGGCCATGGTTTTACAGGATGCCAGTGGTACCAGGCATGTAACAGATGCAATAGCCCGTCGTAGTAATGGGGTGTTTGTGCCGCTGGTGGTCATTGATGACATTGACAATGGTGACATTAATCAGCGGCTGATGGAGTCAATAGAATGGATTGGCAAGCATTCCCAGTACTTACGCAAGGCAACTGCTGATGGAGTTATTGACCAGGCTGAGCGTGAGCAAATCGAAGAGAACAGCTACCAAGTAATGGCGAAGTGGCAGGAGCATTTAACACTGTTATTTCGTGTTTTTTGTGCACCGGAAAAGAGTAACGCCCGCGAGTGTGCAGCTCCGGGCGTCGTGGCGTCGATTGCTTCTGGTTGT